CACAGTTGTTCGGCATCCCGTGGCGCCACGTCGAGACGGACGGCAGTGACGAGGCGATGACCAACGCCGAGACGATGCTGGACGAACTTGGGGCATCCGGCTGGGCAGTCACAGGTCCAGGCATCGAGTTGAATCTTCATGACGGAGTTTCTGGCGGAGCTGACACCATGCCTCAGTCTCACATGATGGACGTTGCCGACCGCGCATGTGACATCCTCCTGCTTGGTCAGACCCTGACGACCGACAACACCGGGACGGGATCGAGGGCGCTTGGAGATGTTCACCAATCCGTAAGGACTGACATTCTCGACTCTGTTGCGTCATGGGTAGCAAGCACCCTGACCGATCAGCTTGTTCCCGCAATCGTCGCTCACAATTTCGGGGATGTTCCGAGTCAGGAAATGCCGACCATTAAGCTCACAATCCCGGTCCCGAAGGACAGCAAGACCAACGCTGAGACGCTGGCGATATTGGTTGGAGCGGGAGTCAAGATGCCGAAGAAGTGGGTCTACGAACACCTCGACATCCCAATGCCGAATGAGGATGAAGCCATCTTCGGGGAGGATCCGCCAATGCCTGCCGATGCAGAGGAAGAATTGCCGATCCTTGACGGCATCCAGCAACCCGAGGAATGGACCCTAGAAGCGGCAAGGGCAGACGTTGACCTTCGCCCGACTGAGGAGATGGCAAAGAACGCTCAACGTGCATTGGAGGTTCGCAGGACAAAGCCCGAAAGCCAACGCGGAATGACTGTTGTCGGTATTGCTCGGGCGCGGGACATTTCAAATCGGACCCAGCTTTCGCCCGACACAGTCAAGCGCATGGCGAGCTACTTCGCTCGGCATGAGGTAGACAAGGACGGCGAAACATGGGGCGATCAGGGAAAAGGCTGGCAAGCATGGCACGGATGGGGAGGCGACGAGGGTCAAGTTTGGGTCAAACGCAAGCTGGCAGAACTGGAGAAAGCCGAGGCATGATCAAACGGGCAGAGATTCAAGAAGTGGCCGGCGAATGGCTCGCCCCCATCGACGAGATGCTCGCGGACCTTTACGACAAGAGCTTGCGTTACGATGCACGGCGCTTTGCTGCCGAGGTAGAAGCTGCCGTCTTGCGTGTCCCTGCCCTATTTGACAGACTGAACATCGACGCCTTAGCTTCCTCGCTTGAGGAGGAGATAGGCAAGGGGATATTATCGGAACTAAACTGATGGCAGCGAAAACCAGAGCGTCGAAAGGGCTTGTCTCGGTCAAGGTGACTGAGGAAGGGATTGACGAGGCAACCAACGCCATCCTTTCGCTTGCGTCACGCAAGTCGAGGCGTCGGGCAATGAAACTGGCGACCTTCGCCGCTGCTGATGCGCTCAGGGACTATCACATGAGGAAGGGTGCTGCACTATGGGAGAACCGATCCTTGCCGACTCACGGACCAGGCAGGAAAAAGACGCAATGGTGGCGGCAGGTTGCCACAGGCTGGAACACGGGCCGAGTCACTTATCGCACGGGGCAGATCGACAACTCAACAATCGGGCTTTCCCACAAGGTAACAGGCGGGACCATTCGGGCAAAGCGCGTCCGGTTCCTGACCATCCCGATCATCCCGCGAGCGCATGGTTTGAGTGCTAGGGTTTACGCTCGCACCTTTGCACCGTTGTTTGCCATCAAAGGCGTTCTTGCTGAGAAAGACGGCGACGGAATCAAGCCCGTGTTTGTCCTGAAGCGTCAGATCAAGCAGCGACCTTGGAAAGGAGCCTTGCCGAAAGAGGCTGAGTATGTAGGACCATTTGAGGAGACGCTACTCGACGAACTCGAAAAAGACTTCATGTCTGATCCTTGAAAAATGAACTTGTCAAAATTACTAGGTTACGCTAAACGATTCTCAATGTCCGACACGGTCACAGCAGGATTCACTCAACCGCTCGACTCCGAGAAGGGAACGATTGTCTACCTGCCCGAAGGTGAGCACGTCATCAATGCGATGGTGGGTGGCAAGCCCAAGGAGCTGACAGTCACCGTCGATCAGCGTGTCCTAGCATCCTTCCAAGACGATCTCGACAAGCGTAAAGAATCCAACGTGCGACCGTTCGCCGGATTCGACCACGACAAAGGAGCTGCGTCTTTCATCCCGCTTGAGTTCCGCTACGAGGAGGGAGTCGGCTTGCTCTTGGATGTCGAATGGACACGGGCAGGCCGCGAGGCAATCGAGGGTAAGGACTATTCCTACTTCTCACCAAGTTTCCGACAACTCAACGGCATTCCTTCCGGTCTCACCATGCGTGGCGAGATCGGATCGCTTGTCAATGATCCAGCATTTGAAGAAATCCCGCGCATTGCAGCGCATCACACACCAACCAACGAAAACATGGAAATTCTAACCGAACTGGGCTTGGTCCCAGAAGGAACCGAAGACGAAAAGATCGTCGAAGCCGCGAAAGCTACCTTGAAGGAGCTGCGCGAACAGGCCGACAAGGTCGAGGCAATGCAAGCCGAGGCTTACGAAAAGGCGAAAGTCGAAGCGATGGATGGCGAGGAGGAGGAATCCGAGCTTGAATTGCTGAAGAAGCAGAACGCTCAACTTATGGCGAAGATCGCCAAGATGGAGGAAGAGGCGTCTGCTGCTGCCGCTTCCCGCGCTGCCTCGATTGTCGAAGAAGCTGTCAAGGCTGGTCGAATCGCCCCGAAGGACGAGGCAAGCATCAGCTTCTGGAAGCAGCAACTCGCTGACAACCCCGACGCTATTCAGGCGCTCAACGCAGTCCCGGTCAACCCCGTGCTCGACGGCAAAACCGTTCTCGCTGGACGTGCCGAGGCTCGGGAGATTGCCAAGGAGATCAACCGAGCCGAGTTCGACAGTCTCAGTGCTGCTGAAAAGAGCCAGTTCGCCAAGAGCGGCGGCAAGATCACCGAATAACACTTCAACCGATGCCCGCCCGCAAACGAGCTAGAAAGTCAGCCGAGGTTCAACCCAAGGCTCCCATCAAGGAAACTGAAGTTCCTACCCAGAAGCCAGGACGGCTGAAGGGTGGACCGCTTCAGGCTCCGAACGGGCATCTCGTTTGCACTCGGGCAGACTTTGACAAACTCACGCCGGAACAGGTCGCGGAGTTCCGCAAATCCGGCGGCATCATCGTTTCAAACTACCAATAACACAAAATTATGTCCAATACTCTTACCAACCTCATCCCCGATGTCTACACCGCGCTCGACGTGGTGAGCCGGGAACTCACTGGCTTCCTGCCATCCGTTACCCGTGATGCTACTGCTGACCGGGCCGCGATCAATCAGACTGTCCGTTCGTTTGTTACTCCTGCCAACTCGGCAGCGGGCGACATCAGCCCGAGCATGTCTGCCCCGTCTGCTGCTGACCAGACCATCACAAACATTCCGATCACCATCGACAACCAGCGTTTCGCTCCGTTCTCGTGGACTGGTGAGGAAGAATACGCGATGGACCAAGGTCCAGGTTTCCTCAACGTGCGCCAAGACCAGATCGCCCAGGCGATTCGGACATTGGTCAACGAAATGGAGGCTGATGTTTACGAGGCTGCCTACAAGGCTGCTGGATCCACCATCGCACCGAGTGATGCTTCGACTCTGATCGGTGACCTGACCGACGCTGCCAACACCAAGAAGCTCCTCGACGACAACGGCGCACCTGCAACGGGTCGCTCGCTGATCATCTCGACTGCTGCTGGTGTCAATCTGCGCAAGCAGACTCAGCTCACCAAGGTCAACGAGGCTGGCGACCGTGCCACGCTTCGGGACGGCGAACTGCTTGACCTGTTCGGTCAGTCGGTCAAGGAATCTGCTGCTGTGGTTTCCGTTGCTGACTCGGGCGCGACTGGCTTGACCATCAATAATGGCGCGGGCTACGCAGTCGGCGCGACTTCGATTGCAGTTGACGGCGTGACCGGAACTCCGGTTGTGGGCGACGTGATCAGCGATGGCACCTACTTCTACACCGTGACCTCCGTCACTGCTGGTGGAGCTGGAGAGTTCACGCTGACGATCAGCGCACCTGGTCTGAAGGCGGCTCTTGTCGATGACGTATCGCTAACCGTTCTCGGTGATTCGACCCGCACGGCGGCATTCTCGCAGAACGCCATCGTCCTTGCATCCCGCTTGCCAGTGACGCCACGCGACGGTGATCAGGCACTTGGCCGCGAGGTCGTGACCGATCCCCGCACAGGGATCTCGTTCGAGTTCGTCAAGTGGCCTGGCTACGACATGAACACCTACCACGTCCGCGCATGCTGGGGTGTTCACGTTCTGAAGCCGGAACACATCGCAATCATCGCTGACGCCTGATTTCACAGCTAGCCGAGCAACTCGCTTGGCTAGCTTTCCACCCTTCTCTCATGTCTTGGGTTCAGTTGGCAGGCTCCTCATTGAGGGATCGTCTTGGGACAACCGAGATTGATTCCCTCCTTGAGGAGTCGGCTGATGCTGACAGCAAGATCGACGAGATTCTTTCGCAGGTTGCGCTTGATATTGTCGGAAGGGTCAACGCAGGACGCCGCAAGCGTGGCCTGCCTCCCGTGTCCGGCACGGGGATTTACATTCCACCGGGGAGCATCCGCCACGCCTACACTCTGGCAAGGCGCTTGCTGACCGACAGTTTCCCGAGTCTGTCAGACTACAACGGAGAAGACCGAGACGCCGCATATGACAAGGCGGAAGATCACCTCCGAGACTTGGCAGAAAACAGGGCAGATTCAGACGATGAAGGGGCCAAAGATTTCGAGCCGTCCGGTTCAGGGAGTTCATTCCGAACGGGTGGCAAAAACCTGATGGACTTCATCAACTTCTAAACAGTTCTCCTCATGGC